CTACAATTACTACTACAGGATTAATTAGTGGAGGTTCTCTAGATATAGATAACGTTTTAATTAATGGAACAACTATTGGCCACACTGATGATACAGATTTAATTACATTAGCGGACGGAATTGCAACAGTTGCAGGAGAAATTTCTGTAACAACTTTAGATATTGGTGGAACAAATGTAACATCAACGGCAACAGAATTAAATATCATAGATGGTAATGCAACTGTCGGAACAACTGCTGTTGCTGATGGTGACGGAATTGTTACTAATGACGGCGGTACAATGCAACAGACTACTGTACAAACTTTTGCTACTTATTTTGGTAGTGAAATTACTGCAATGTCTAACCTTGTTACAACAGGTGCATTAGGATCAGGATCAATTGCTGCAGGATTTGGTGCAATTGATAACGGTACTTCAGGAATTAGAACAAACACATTTACAGCAGAAACTTCTTTTGTTCCAGATGCACAAGATGGTGCAGCTTTAGGTACAACTTCTTTACAATTTTCAGATTTATTTTTAGCAGACAGCGCTGTAATAGGAATGGGTGATGACAATGAAGTTACTATAACTCATGTTCCTGATACAGGAATATTAATAAATTCTACAAATGTAATTCAATTTAATGACGCTTCACAAAATATAGGTGCTCCGTCAAATGCTATATTAGATATTAACGCAACAGATGAAATAGAATTAAACGCAACTTTAATTGATATTAATGGTAATGTTGAAATTAGTGGAACAGCTACTACAACAGGTGTACACACATTTACTGCTGTACCTGTTTTCCCTAATAATACAATTGAAACTGCAGATATTCAAGCAGACGCAATCACAGGAGCAAAAATTGCTGATGATGCTATAAATTCTGAACACTACACTGACGGGTCAATCGACACAGCTCACATTGGAGCGGATCAAATTACAAATGCTAAAATAGCAGATGATCAAATAGATTCAGAACATTATGTAGACGGGTCAATCGACACAGCCCATCTTGCAGATGGACAAGTAACAATTGGAAAACTAGCAACAGCTGTACTTACAGGAGCAACTGATATAGGAGCAGGTATAGCAGATGCTGATTTATTTTTAGTAGACGATGGTGCAGGTGGAACTTTAAGAAAAACAGCTGCTTCAAGAATAGTAACATATATAGACGCAAATTCGAGCGCTGCATCAGTTGGAAAAGCTATTGCAATGGCGATCGTTTTCGGTTAAAAGGAGAGAATATGGCAACACCAAATATAGTAAACGTAGCAACAATTAATGCTAAAAATGCAGCAGGAGCTGTTACTACTTCAAGAGCAACAGCTGTTGATGTACCTGCAGATAAAGTAGCAAAAATAAATACAATACTTATTGCTAACATTGATGGATCAAACGCAGCTAATATAACAATAGAAGTAAGTATAGATAACGGTAGTAACTATGTTGCTATTGGAAGCACTATTTCTGTTCCAGCAGATGCAACATTAAGTTTTTTAGAAAACCCAATTTATTTAGATGAAACAGATCTATTAGCAGTTACAGCAAGTAATAATAGTGATTTAACTTATTTTGTTTCATATGAAGAATTAGACGACGCGTAGGAGATAACCAGCTATGGCAAATGGCGGAATTATCGGACCAGTTCAAACTGCTATAAGTGGTCAAGCAGAACAAATAACTACTTTTAATGCTAACGGAACATTAACAACTCAACCTTTGACAACTTCAATAGAACTTTTAGTAGTTGCTGGAGGAGGAGGTGCTACTGGAGATAGATCTGGTGGAGGAGGAGCTGGAGGTTATAGAACATCTTGCTCAACAACTGTTTCAGGTAACTCTCCTTATGCAATTGTAGTAGGGGCTGGTGGAGCAGGTACAGCTTCTAATGCTGCTGCTTCTCAAGGAAACAATTCAAGTTTTGCTGCTGGTACCCCAATAGCATTAGTATCAACTGGTGGTGGCGCAGGAAAAGGACAAAGTCAAGATGGAACTACAGGTGGTTCAGGTGGAGGAGGTGCTGGTGTAGGTGGACAAACAGCTGGACTAGCTGGTAATGCTGGAAGTTTTGATCCCTCTGAAGGAAATAATGGTGGTGCAGGAAACGGAACAGAATCAGGTCCTAAATTAAGAGGTGGTGGAGGTGGCGGTGGAGCTTCTGCAGTTGGTGCAACTGCAACTACATCATCTTGTGGAACTGGTGGAGCAGGAACACCTAACACAATTACAGGTAGTGATGTAACTTACGCTGGAGGTGGCGGAGGAGGTAGTCAAGCAGGTTCTGGTGGTGCTGGTGGTGCTGGTGGTGGTGGAGACGCTGGTCCAGGAACAGTAGGTGCAGGTACAACAAATCTTGGTGGCGGTGGCGGTGGTGGAGGTTGTGGTCAAAACCCAGGAGCCGCAGGTGGTTCTGGAATTGTTGTTGTAAAAGAAGCAGCTGTAGAATCAGTACCTGGTGTATGGAATCTTAATGAAGTTTATGATAATGTTAAAGCAGGAACATGGACAAACTAGATAAAATTTAGTATACAATAATAAGGAGATATAAAATGGCACATTTTGCAGAATTAGAATCAAAAACAGATCCAACAGGTTTTACATCTGATACACATTTAGTTGTAAAAAGAGTAGTAGTTGTAGGTAATGATTGTGTAACTTCAGATGAACACGCTGATGGTGAAGCATGGTGTGTAAATTTTTTTGGTGGTGGAACATGGAAACAAACTTCTTACAATAACAATTTTAGAAAACAATATGCAGGCATGGGTTATGTTTATAATGCCTCAAAAAATAAATTTTTATTACCTCAACCTTACGATTCTTGGGCACTTGATTCAAGTGACGATTGGCAAGCGCCAGTTACATATCCTGCTGGTGATCAATCAGCATATAGAATTTCTTGGGATGAAGATAATTTAAGGTGGTTAGGAACTAAACGTTCAGACGATTCAAATTACAGATGGGACGCGGATAATACTCAATGGGTATCCGTGTAGGGGTACCTTATGGCTAGAACAAACGGCGGAATAATTGGAAAAAGAAATTTATCTTCTTTCGGGAAGTGCACGGTTACATCTAAAACCTCAGGAAGTTCAACTTTAACAATACAAGCAGGAACTAGAGTTATACAAACTTTACTTGTTGCTGGAGGTGGTGGAGGCGGTCGTACTCATGGTGCTGGTGGAGGTGCAGGTGGTTATGTTTGCACTGAAGCTGTTGTTTGTGGACCTGTTTCAATAGTTATTGGCGGCGGTGGTGCTGGTGCACCTATTAATGGAAATGGTACTAGTGGCGTAAATTCTACTGCAGCAGGACTTACTGCTAGTGGTGGTGGAGGTGGTGGTCATGAAGGTGATGCTGGTATTGATGGTGGTTCTGGAGGTGGTGGCGGTGGTGCTGGTGGTGGTACTGGTTCTGCTGGTGGTACTGGTAGTCAAGGAAGTGCTGGTGGAGTAGGTTTTGTTGGTGGTGGAGGTGGAGGTGGTTCTTCTGCTGTTGGTGTTACTGGTATTGCTGATGGACTTGGAACTGGTGGAGCTGGAACATCAAATAGTATTACAGGATGTGCAGTAACTTACGCTGGTGGTGGTGGAGGTTCTGATCCTGATTGTGTTGCTGGTAATGGTGGTGCAGGTGGTGCTGGAGGTGGTGGCAGAGGTGCTGGTCAACAAGGTGCTGGTGTAGCTGGTACAACAAATCTTGGAGGTGGTGGTGGTGGTGCACAAAATGCTGTTGGTGGTAATGGTGGATCAGGAATTGCCGTAATAAAAGAATTAAGTAAAGCAAGTGGTGTATGGAATTTAAGAACACACATGGCTGCTTTAACATCAGGAAAATGTGGTGTTTCTGCATGGCCTAAATTTGAACAAACTTTAGCTGGAAACTTTTTAATAGTAGCTGGTGGTGGTGGAGGTGGAACTGGATCATCTGGAGATGCAGCAGGTGGCGGTGGAGCTGGTGGATATTTAACTTCATTTTGTAATAGCTGTGCTGCAACTGTAAATTTTTCATCAGGTGATCATACAATAACTATAGGTGGAGGTGGAACTGGAGCAGGCCCTGGAGTGGCTGCAACTAATGGAAATGGAGTAGATACAACTATAAATTATGATAGTTGTGGTGCTATAACTGCTACTGGAGGTGGTGGAGGTGGACCTATTGGTGCAGTCGGTGCTAATGGTGGATCAGGTGGTGGAAGTGGTGCTCAAGGTCCAGGTGGTGGATCAGGAAATACTCCTCCTAAAGCTGCTGGAATAGGTGGACCTCAAGGTAATGGTGGTGGTGCTGGTTCTGGTGGAGGTTGTAACCCTAACGCTGATAGTGGTGCGGGTGGTGGAGCAAATGCTGCTGGAGCTGATACTGCTGGAGCTGGTGGAGCAGGTAAACCAAATTCAATAAACGGAAGTGATGTTACATACGCTGGAGGTGGTGGTGGTGCTAAAAGAGGTCCTGATGGTGGATCTGGTGGTGCTGGAGGAGCAGGCGGTGGTGGAGCTGGAGCAGGACAATCTGCCCAAGGTGTAAATGGAACTGTAAATCTTGGTGGTGGCGGAGGTGGTGGCGGAGGTACTGCTTCTGGTAAAACTAATGGTGGATCAGGAATTGTTATATTATCTTTTCCTTCAGATGCTGTTATATCTGCAGCTCCTGGTTGCAATACTGTTTCAACGATACCAGGCCCTGGAGTGAAAGTAGCTACCTTTGATGTTTCTGGTACATTGACAGTTCTTTAAATATATATATAGTGTTTCTATGGTGGTAAAAGAAAGAATATGAATTTAACAAATTATTATTGGTATTTTAAATCAGCGATTCCTGAACGTATTTGCGATGACATTGTTCGTTATGGAAAACAATTGCAAGATGAAATGGCTGTTACTGGTGGATACGGTAAAGAAAATTTAAATAAAAAAGAAATTAAAAATTTACAAGAAAAAAGAAATTCAGATGTTGTTTGGATAAATGATCGTTGGGTATATAGTGAAATACAACCTTATGTAAGGTTAGCAAATAAAAGTGCGGATTGGAATGTTCAATGGGATCATTCTGAATCTTGTCAATTTACAAAATATAAAAAAGGACAATTTTATGATTGGCATTGTGATAGTTGGGATAAACCATATCAAAGACGACAAGGAGATCCATCACATGGTAAAATTAGAAAACTGTCAGTAACAGTTTCACTATCCAATCCAAAAGATTATAAAGGTGGAGAACTAGAATTTGATTTTAGAAACATAGATCCAGATAAAAAACCTAACATTAAAAAATGTACAGAAATACTACCTAAAGGATCATTGGTTGTGTTTCCTTCTTTTGTATGGCATAGAGTATGTCCAGTTAAAAGTGGTGAACGAAACAGTTTGGTTATTTGGAATTTAGGATGGCCATATAAATAGGAGAAATATGAAAAAGAAAAAAATAAAAACAACAACTTACCCTACTCAATTAGCTAGGGAAGACTATTTTAAATGTCCTATTTGGTTTGCTGATGCACCAAAGTTTGAAAAAAAATTAAACAATGCATCTGATAAATATATTGAAAAGTCTAAAAAAACTTTAAAACCAGCAATTGATAAAAGAAATAAAGAGTTTGGTAATAAAGGAGACATGGGTCATGTATTTCATTCAACAACTTTAATAGGAGATAAAAATTTTAAAGAAATACAAGAATATGTTGGAGCAACTGCTCATAATTTATTAATAGAAATGGGTTTTGATTTAACAAATCACCAAGTATTTACTACAGAAATGTGGGTACAAGAATTTGCTAAAAAAGGTGGAGGACATCATGCTTTACATACACATTGGAATGGCCATATTTCTGGTTTTTATTTTTTAAAAGCTAGTGAAAAAACATCTATGCCTTTATTCGAAGATCCTCGTGCAGGTAATGTAATGAATCTTTTACCAGAAGCAGATAAATCAAAAGTAACTTATGCTAGTTCAGCTATACATTATAAAGTTAAACCAGGAAGTATGATATTTTTTCCATCATATATGCCACATCAATATGTTGTTGATATGGGTTATGAACCATTTAGATTTATACATTGGAATTGCCAAGCTTTTCCAAAAGGAATTTTAAATGTCTAAACAAAATAAAGATATGAAAAAAGCTATTATTAATACTATATTAGAAACTAGTCCATTAAAAACTAAACCAAATTTTATCGATAATTTTATAAAATCTAAAATGCAATTGAAAGGAAAAAATGTCATTAAAAAAATCAACGTTTCAAAAAAATAAATACTCTGTTTTAAAAAATGCAATTTCACCAGAGATAGCTTCTTTCGTATATAATTATTTTTTAAACAAAAGAAAAGTTGCAGATTTTTTATTTAATCAAAAATATATTTCACCCTTTACAGAATATTTTGGTGTATGGAATGATGAACAAGTCCCTAACACATATTCACATTATTCTGATATTGCAATGGAGACTTTATTAGAACAAGTTAAACCTGTTATGGAAAAACACACAAATTTAAAATTAAGTCCTACATATTCTTACGCACGAATTTATAAAAAAGGCGATGTATTAATTAGACACAAAGATAGATATTCATGTGAAATATCAACAACATTAAATCTAGGTGGTGACCCATGGTCAATTTATTTAGACCCAACAGGTAAACAAGGTCAAGCTGGAATTAAAGTTGATCTTAACCCTGGTGATATGCTTATATACTCTGGCTGTGATCTTGAACATTGGAGAGAAGAGTTTACTGGTAAAGATTGTGGACAAGTATTTCTACATTATAACAAGTCATCTTCTAAAACAGCTAAAGAAAATTTATATGACAAGAGACCATTTTTAGGGTTGCCTGCTTGGTATAAAGGCTTTAAATTACCTAAATAATATTGTATATAATAATATGGCGGGAGATTCCACCACATATTCTCCTGCCTTATTATTAAGGATTTTTTTATATGTTACAAAAAGTTAAATTTGCACCTGGATTTAATAAACAAGTTACCTCAACCGAAGGTGAAGGCCAATGGGTTAATGGTGACAATGTTAGATTTAGATATGGTTTACCAGAAAAAATAGGGGGTTGGGCTCAATTAGGTTCAGTTGACATTACAGGTCGTAATACAGCTATTCACCATTTTGTAAATACATCAGGTATTAAATATGCAGTGCTTGGTACTAATAGAATATTGTATGCTTATTCTGGTGGTATTTTTTATGATATACATCCAATTAAATCTACAACAACTTTAACTAGTGCATTTTCTACAACTAATGGATCAGCAACTGTAACATTAACTTTTGCATCAGCACACAATGCAAACAAAGGTGATATTTTATTATTGGATAATTTTACCTCTATAACAAATTCTAATTTTAATTCAGCAAATTTTGACGACAATAAATTTCAAGTAACTTCTATTCCAACATCTACAACACTAACACTTACTATGGCATCTAATGAATCAGGATCAGGTGCAAGCACCTCTGGTGGTATTAGAGTAAAGCATTATTTTCCAGTAGGGGTGGCCCAAGAAGTTGCATCAACAGGTTGGGGATTAGGTCAATGGGGTGGTACAGAATCAGGAACATTTACCTCAACACTTGCATCAGGAATTAATGCATCAGTTACCTCTTTAACACTAGCGAGTGCATCATCTTTTCCAACATCTGGAACAGTGCAAATTGGCTCTGAACTAATTACTTATACAGGCGTTACTAGCAATACTTTAACAGGTTTAACCAGAGGAGCTGTAGGTACAACAGCAGCGATACATTCTTCAGGAGCAGAAGTGAAAGACTCTTCAGGATATGCAGGTTGGAATACAGCTGTATCAGGTGACGTTGTGACTGCACCTGGTTTATGGTCATTAGATAATTTTGGTAACAAACTTATTGCAACAATAACAGGAGGTGAAAGTTTTGAATGGGATTCAAATCCAACAGCAGCTAATAACACTAGAGCAACAATTATTTCAGGTGCACCAACAGCATCACAATTTAGTACGGTATCAACACCCGATAGACACTTAATATTTTTTGGAACAGAAACAACTATTGGAGATAAAACAACCCAAGACCCAATGTTTATAAGATTTTCTTCACAAGAAGATATTAATACATACACACCATCAGCCACTAATACAGCAGGTACACAAAGACTTGCAGATGGATCTAAAATTGTAGGTGCTATTAGAGGAAGAGATGCAATCTATGTTTGGACAGATACCGCTTTGTTTATTATGAGATTTGTCGGTCCACCATTTACTTTCTCATTTCAACAAGTTGGTACTAACTGTGGATTAATTGGTAAGAATGCAGCAGTAGAAGTTGACGGTACAGCTTATTGGATGTCTGATAATGGTTTCTTTAGATACACGGGTAAATTAGAATCACTACCATGTTTAGTTGAAGACCATGTTTACGATGACATTAATACAATTCCAAAACAACACGTTAATGTTGGACTAAACAATTTGTTTGGTGAAATTATGTGGTTCTATCCTAGCTCTGGATCAGGCACCGTTAATAGAATGGTTGCGTATAATTATCTAGATTCAACACCACAAAGACCCGTATGGACTACAGGCACTCTTGCTAGAACCGCGTGGCAAGATTCTGCGGTATTTGGTAGACCTCATGCTACAGAATATGATGCAGATGGTACAACAGCTGCAACAGATACTAATCATGTTATCGGTTGCACAGACGGTGTATCCACATACTTTGAACATGAAACAGGTTTAAATCAAATTAAGGAAGGTGCAATAACAGCTATCACTGCAAGTATTGAATCTGGAGATTTTGACATTGGTCAACAAGGATTACAAGGTGATGGTGAGTTTATGATGAAAATAAGAAGAGTGATACCAGATTTCCTAGCACAAACTGGAGACGCAAGAATTACATTAAACTTAAAAGACTTTCCAAATGACACGGCAGCTAGTTCATCATTAGGTCCATTTACCGTGACCAGTGGTACACAAAAGATTGACACTAGAGCAAGGGCTAGATCAATATCATTAAAAATAGATAACACTAGTACCAGTCAGTTTTGGAAACTTGGTACATTTAGAATTGATTATCAACCAGATGGTAGAAGATAATGGCTAGAATTGTACAATCACTTACACAACCAAACGAAGAATATGATCAACAAATACAACAATCATTTGTAAGAGATATAGATAGTATTGTACAAAAATTAAATACAACGTTCCAACAGGATTTAAAAGAAGAATCAGAAGCGGAGGCTTATTACTTTGGCTAATACATTTTTAAATAAAAAAGTAGATTTAACAGCAACTAGTGTTACAACACTATACACAGTTCCAACTGCTACAACTGCTATTATTAAATCTATATTAGTGTCTGAAGATTCAGGGAACGCGGATACTATAACGGTGACAATTACTGCAGGCAGTGATGTATTTAGTGTATTTAAAACTAAAGCAGTAGGTGCTAATGCAACAGTAGAATTACTTACAGCCCCTTTAATCTTACAAGAAAGTGAGATATTAAAAGTGACTGCAGCGACAGCTA